TGATCTCTCATATATTCACCAACAGATCTCATGGTATATGTGTGTTGGAATTCGGAAGCGTTCCAGTCTTTGAAACGATCACATACAAGTTGAGATGAGTTATAAGAAACTAACTGATCACATTTATATCTCTGGCAATCAGCAGCAAACTTATCATGATCAAATCCCTTGTGCATATCTCCACTCTTACCGTAGAGATTGTCCTTGATATCATATGGGGGATCTAGATAAACAAATATATTCTGATCGTTTGTCAACAATGTCTCATAGTCAGACCTTGTGATTCTCCACTTCTTAATAATATCTTGGAATCCAGGAATTCTATCAATACCACGCATCGAGAAGTTGCTTTCTGATGCTTGCTTGCTGAAAGAAGAAGACTCAGTAAGACCTGAGAAGGAGCACTTATTAATTACATAGAATGATACAGCTCTATGAAAATTGTTATCACCTGTTGCCAGATAGTCCTTAGACTCTAGGAACAACTCCTTTGCACTTGATGGTTCTGGATGCCTATACTTTAACTGTACAAGTTCGTCCCTAAGTCTTTTACCATCGGTTTGAACATGCTGCCAGAAATTGACAAGAGGTTCATAAAGATCACTAACCCAAACAGCAGTATCTGGATATCTCTTTGTCCACTCAATAGCAAAAGAACCTCCACCAAGGAAGGGTTCTCTAAACTCTGCATATGTTTTGTCTTCGCGAATATAGGCAAACAGCTTCTGGACAGCACGAGACTTGCCACCAGGATAACGAAGAGGTGTCTTGTATGCTTTCATCACAGAACAAGTTTTTTACTAGGTGCTTGAATTACAGAAAACATTTGATTGTACTGTTCTTCAATTTGATCTTGAGTATCTGCGATATACACAATATACTTTCTAGTAACCTCCAATGTCTCATCCTTATCTTTGAGGAGAGGAGACCAAGGTGCAAAACCCATTTGTCCATTACCAGCAGGAATGGCAACAATAGGATTAGAAATGACTACGGAGTCATCGTTTTCTTCAATCAGGTCTGCAATGACATCTTCGCCAGACCACATACGAATTAGTTTTACATTCATTTAAAATTACACTCCACCATAATTTCTGTAAGAGCTGCCAACAGATTTATCTCTTGATCTGCTACGAACGCGATTTGATACTGATACTTAGCAATAATGAGCACGGCAGCAGCAATAGAAGGACCTTCCAGGGATGTAAAAAGAGCATCATAAACACGGCGCAGAAGTACACCAGGATCATTGTCCAGATTATTAACGACCCACTTACGGGTCGCTTGGAAATCCTTCTCCTTAAGTTTCTTAATAAGATCATTTACTTTTACATCTCCAAATTCAGCGAGGATAGCAGAGTCTATTTTACCACCAACAGAGTAACGCTGGCACTCATTTAGCACCCGCCGCCAATCAGGAAAGTGCTTATTGATAAGCTCTACCAGGACCTTGTTATCATATTCAACACCTTCTGTAGCCAAGATTTCTTGGAGTCTGGCAAAGAATCCTGCGGCAATTGCGGGCTTTTGCTTTCCCCCAATTCCGAATTCAACCACAGCGCAACGGGAATGAAGTGGTTCGATGATTTTGTTTTTGAAGTTGCAGGTGAAGATAAACCTACAGTTGCCATAAAACGCCTCAATATTAGCCCGTAGGAGGAGCTGTACATCGTGGGTGGTGTTATCAGCTTCGTCGATAATGATGACCTTGTGCGGTGCATCTGAAGAAAGTGATACGGTCGAAGCAAAGTTCTTTGCTTGATTCCGTACAGTATCGAGAAACCGTCCTTCATCTGATCCATTGATAATAATGTAATCACAGTTTAGTTGTTCGCACAGAGCCCGTGCTACAGTAGTTTTACCACAACCTGCAGGACCTGTCAATANNAGAATACAATCATCAATCTTTTTGGGGCGATACTTTTCTACCCACAAAAATTCACTACGCATAATTAAATCCAATCAGGTTTACGCTCAGGAATACGACGGTAATTATCCTTGACCCAAGGCTTAGAGGCAATATACCGCTTGTAAGCGGTGAATGTGTCTATTGTATCATCATACTTGAACTCGTCGGGCATAGCACGAGCAAAGTCCTTTGCATCTTTATAATCGTAGATACTACCATCAATGTGCTTAAGACGATCGTGATAGATAGTCATTGCTTGGCACATGGTCTGGAAGCATCCATGCTCCTTACCAAACCGCTTCTGATACTCCCACATAAGGTCAAAACCGTGGTGGAGCATCCAAGCAAAGTTTGCCTTACTAGACGCTGCCCACACGGTGCAGGGATGGTTCCTGAACCCACCTGTGGTACGGTAAGGAGTGCCATCTTTCTTATTGATTGTGCCCCAGTCCCAATGGTACTTGGAGAAGATTACAGATGCCATTTGGCAAGTTTCCAAAGGCATCTTAACAATATGTTTGTCAGGAAGAACCTGAGCTGAGACCCTAGGATCAGGATCAGTCACAAAGATGTTCATATCAAATTGAACGAAATAATCACACGCTCCTCTTCGCTGTCATGAGGAAGAGCTGTATGCATTAGATTAGCAGGGAAGAAAAACAAATCACCCTCTACTACACCTGGACTATAGCAAGGATGGCAACCATGCTCATCATTGAATGGTGAAAAGAAAAGGGTGCTTTTATGATCATCAGTCAGTTTTGCGTAAAGTATGGCAGAGTATCCCATTGGACCATGATCATGTGGAACAAAGTAGTCTCTTGCATCATACCTCTGGCACCACATATTTGCAATACCCTTAAATTTGTAAGATGATCTCTGGTAAAAATCGTTCAGATAAGGTTGAAGTAGGAAGAGCACATCTTCTTTATAATTACTAGAAGATTCTTCCATGTAATCAGTAAACTTGATATGATTATCAAAATCATTCTGATTGGGAATCATATCTAGAATACGATCTTTGTGCTCTGCCCACTGTCTAATGTGGTACTTAGTGCCACTTATCGTGAATAGATCAACCTTCGTAGCTTGAGTCAGGTTCAAGTGCGATGTAGTAAACAAGGTTATAACTGTGGTTAGTGAACTTAGAAAGAAGTTTCTTTGAAATTACCACATCATAAGAACCAGGAATCAACTTGATGTTCTCAATCTTAAAGTTGAACTCAAAGCTCTTATCAGTTTTACCAACAATCAAAGAAAACTCATTAGAATTATCATTCTTCTTGTCACGAACAGAGAGAACAATCTGCTCACCATCGCCAATGGCAGCAAGATCAGGCAACTGATAGATTGAAGATGCCTTCAGAAGCTTCTGAAGTTGAGAACTATCAAGTTGGAAGTACACATCTTCACTAGGAAGTGTGATACCTTTCTCAGGAGGAGTTACGATAACCTCAGGATCAGCAAAGGCAAACTTAACCTTAGTAGTCTGACCCTCACGAATGACCATGTAAGAATCATTCTTGAGATCAATGTCGGGATCATTCATCATCCCAACACCATTCAAGAACTGAGGCAGGTCATAAATGCCAAAGTCTTTCTCAAAACTTTCATCAACATCTGCTTCTGCGAGGATGTTTTTCATCACAGAAATAGTACGGAGTTTGGTGCCCTTCTTGACCAGAATAGACTGGTTAATTGAAGAAAAGTTTTCAAGAAGATCGATTGTTTTATCAGAAAGTTTCATATCCACGCTCAAGTTTCTCCTGGTCTAAGCCGCTAAAGTGATAAAGAAGAACAGCATAGTGAATGATCTTTTGGATATCCAACTTTGCGGTTCCTTTCTTGTCGTAGCGAGATGCATACTTCAAGATGTTGCTGCGACAGAATGCCTCAGCGTCTCCGCAGGAATTGATCAGATCAAGAGTCTGAATTCCGTTGCCAGAGTTATAGTGAGCACGATAGGTGCCACTAATGTAGTCTTTAACTTCTTTGAGAATTACATCCTCATTGAACTTAAAATGACTGCGTGTTTTTTGGGTCGGTACATCTTGTACTGGCCAGACAAATCCATCGGCAGTAATTTCTACATTACCAGTAGGAGGTTCGGGAGTATATTCAAAACCTCCATTCTGTTTCACCCATTCGAGAGAATCTCTCTCATCATCGGGAGTAATCATTTTGCCTTCCTCATCATAAAGTTCGTC